GGTAATGTTGCAGTTACTGGTTCTGTTAATGTAGGCAATTTTCCACCATCGCAGAATGTTGTCGTAACATCAGGTAATTTTGCATTTGATCCTCTAGCATCAGATGCATTTGGTCGTCTTAGAATGTCAACGCCGCTGACACTATTCGATTCGTCTCATAGATATCGTGATAACGGTTTGTGGGCAACATCGAATACTGCTGGTGCAACATATGCTCACAATGCCAATCAAGGTCTCGTTGATCTAAATCTTCCTATAACGGCAAATGCAGAGATTATACGAGAGACAACAAAGGTTTTTTCTTATCAACCAGGTAAGTCTCTTCTTGTTTTAAACACATTTGTTGCCACTCAACCAAAGGACAATCTGCGCCAACGTATTGGATATTTTGGATCTCAAAACGGAATCTACTTTGAAATCGATGGGATAACAGCGTATTTTGTCAAAAGATCTTATATAACTGGATCTGTAGTAGAAACGCGAGTGGCTCAGGTAGATTGGAATAAGAACACCTTACCTAGTTTAGATCTAACAAAAGCACAAATCATGTGGATGGACATTGAATGGCTTGGTGTTGGATCGGTTCGAGTTGGATTTGTTATAGATGGCAACTTTATTCACTGCCACACATTTCACCATGCCAACGTAATTGCATCAACTTATATCACTACTGCATCTCTACCTCTCAGATATGAGATTAAAAACACAGGAACAACTGCCAGCAACTCAACTTTAAAGCAGGTCTGTTCCACTGTTATTTCAGAAGGCGGATATGAGTTAAGAGGATTACAACAAGCAGTCGGCACTCCAATCACTGCGGCCCGTACTTTGGCTACAGCAGGAACATTTTACCCAATTGTATCATTAAGATTAAAATCAACGGCATTGGATGCTATAGTGATTCTAACCGCCTTATCTACTATTGCTGACACAGCAAGTAACTTCAACTGGCAGGTAAGAGCAGGCACCACTACAACAGGCGGAACATGGGTAAGTGCAGGTACTGATAGTGCTGTTGAATATAACATATCAGGCACTGGTACTTCAGATGGTAGAATCCTTGCATCGGGTTACTTTACATCAACGGCAAGCACCAGCACATCTGTGGATATTCTCAAAGAAGCACTATTTAAGTTTCAACTAGAAAGAAACAGTTTGACGGGAACGCCGTTTGAAATCTCTCTTGTGTTAGCAGCCAAAACTAATAATGAGAGTGCCTACGGATCTATGGATTGGGAAGAAATTTCAAGATAAGGAAAATAAAATGATTAGTTTTAAATCATTTATTATGGAACGTGGTGAGGACTCTAAGGGTCACAAAAGGCCCACAGAAGATGGTGCAGGGTTAACTAGAAAAGGTGCTAAAGCTGCCGGTGTTAAAACTGCTGTTACAACACCACCAAGTAAATTAGACCCAGACGGTGAAGCAGCAAAGAGACGTAAGTCATTCTGCGCTCGTATGGGTGGAATGCCAGGTCCTATGAAGGATGAAAAAGGTCGTCCAACTCGTAAGGCAGCATCACTAAAGCGTTGGAATTGTTAAAATACTATTTGTATAAATAACATTACGGTTAAGGCTAAGGCAAACCCGGTTTAATAACAGATAAGCCCAAGGGAAACTCTGATGGAAAGATTAATAAAAGTACCAACCCGCGACACTCACGTTTCTTCTCCAAATAAAGACATTGTTGTCGGAGAGCTTGGTTGTCTTAGCCTTAACCAAATAGATTCACAAGTCTCTTGATCGGTTGATCGAGGGGCTATTTTAGTATTAGAGGAATATATGGACGAACTAGATGAAAATGTTTTGAACATTCAGCAGCGCCAGAAACGTGCTATGGAGATGCGTAAAAACAAGCCAAAGATTGAAATTGCTAGAGAACGTGCTAAGAAAAAAATTGCACCTGAAGCAAATATCAAAAAGCGTGCATATGCTATGGCGAGACAACTTATTCGTAACAGACTTACAAATGTTTCACAGGCTGAATATGCAAAGATGGGCCCATCTGAAAAAATGGCTATTGATCGCATCATTGAAAAGAAGGGACCTGCAATTAAGAAATTAGCTCTGCGCTTGATTCCAAAAGTCAAGAAGGCAGAATATGCCAGACTTCAGTCTTATATGCACGGTCATGCAATGGCTAATCATGGAGCACCGGAAGGAAATCACGTGTCAGAAGAACTTAATAATCTATTCGTCGAATACTTTGGAGATTCCGCACCAGGTAACACAGGTTCTACCGGCGAGCGTTCTACCAATCCTATTACATCAAGTGGTAGAAAGGTTGATACCAAATCTACAAAGAGTGAAACTCAAGGTAATGCTAAAGGTGGTTCAAAGACCAAAGGTTCACCAATTGTACAGTACGGAAAATTCGGTGAAGATCTAGAAGTTGACAGTTCAGCATTTAAAGGACTTGTCAAGAAGGCTGACAAGTCAGGTATTGATCTAGAAATCCTCGGTGAAGTTTACAATCGTGGTCTTGATGTATGGGTTGAAGGATATAATGTAACACCTACTCAGTATGCATTTGCTCGTGTGAACTCATATATCAATCAGGGTAAGACTTACTTTAATGAAGATGCTGATTTGCATGAAGCTATGACATCTTGGAGTGGTAAAGGTTTGTTGGGCAAAATGCGTGCAGCAAATAAAGCGTTCAAACGTGGTGCTGCTGGTTGGGATAAAGGCACGCACGATGTTTCAACTGTAAAGGCTGCGACCAAAACTCTTTCTCCTGAACAAAAGACTTCTACATTAAATGCCAAGGCTGGCAAGGGTTCTCCATTAGAACTACAACAGAAACTTATCAAGCGTGATCTTCGTAAAGAAGAAGTAGAGCTTCAAGAAGATGAAGCTCCATTCAAGAAAGGTGAGACTCTTTATCTAAAAACAAAGAAGTTCGCTAATTCACCACACTCTGGCCAAGTTGTAAGAGTTACACCTACTCACGTTCACCTTAAGACACTTGGTGGTACCGGAACGTATAAAGCTCCACATGCTTCAGTAACTAAAGATCGTAAACAATCATATCTATACACAAACTATAGTGAAAAGAATGAAGAAGCGGATCTTCAGGAAATGAAGACTGTAACCAATAAAGCTCAGCCGAAAACCGGCACAATTAAAATTGGCGGCAAAGAGCATAGCTATAGAAAATATGGTTGGGGATTACACCAACCATTTTATGGTCCTCTTAAGGATGGACAATTCAAATCAAAGTCAGAGATGAAAGCTGCTATGCTAGCACATCCTGCTTATAATGACAAATTAAAAGAAGATCTTGATGAAGCAGCAAAGCCTGGTGCTGAACACTTTAAAACTAAACCAATTGGTGGTGGAGAACATGAAGTTCATTGGAAAGGTAAAAAAACACCTTATACGATCTTCAATGGTTCTATGGGTGCTTCTGGTTATGGTAATAATATCTATGGAATTCACCATAAAACAAAAGGTCTTCTTAAGGCTAGTGGGACACTACAGCAGATGAAAAGTGTTTTGATGCATTCTCTTCACAAAGATGAGTCTAAAGCAACACTAGAAGAAGTAACTGAAGGTAAAGAAGTAGAACTTCAAGAATCTGACAGCGCTGCGCCACACAAGAGCGCCGCCAATGCCGCTAAGAAGGGCGGCGACATGACTGGGTTCCATAAGAACATGGAACGTTATCATAACCAACGCGAATCTGACGCCGGACGAATTTACGGTTGGAGAAATCCTATCACTAAGAAGCATTCTGCGGAAGCAGCAAAGCATAGAGCAGCTTGGAAATCTTCTTCTACAAACGAAGAAGTAGAACTTGACGAGGGTAAAGAAGTTGAACTTCATGATGGCGGTCCAAGCGGCAATATTAAAACGGCGACGCTCGTGGGCAAGCACTCAACACCAGACCACGTTGTTATTCGCACCCACAACTATCTAGGTAAGCCAACTGATCTAGTTATCCACAAAGCTTGGATTAAGGAAGAAGTAGAACTTGAGGAATCAAAGAATACACCATCTGTGACAGCATTTTTTGAAAAAGGTCAGACAAAGCAGAACTCATGGAAAGCAACAAACAAGCACGGTCATGTCAAGCATTTTGGTTTGCCATTCAAAAAGGCAGCAGAAAAGCATGCATATGGTGTAACCAATGAGGAAGTAGAATCGGTAGATGAAGATATCGTCAAAGTAAAAGACGGCTATCGTCTAGTTTCTAAGTCAACCGGTAAGAATCTAGGTACTTATCCTACTAAGGAAGGTGCTGAAAAGCGTGAACGTCAAGTTCAATACTTCAAGCACCAGAACGAAGAAGTAGATCTTGATGAGGTTTATCAAAACGATATTACACAAAATAATAAGCTCGGTAGTCCTAGTCTAGGCAAACCATTAAAGTCAGGTCATAAGCATATCGGCACTCTACCTAATGGTCATGAAGTTCATTTCAGAACAGCTGGATCTCTAAATCAGTATAGAGTGATTGACCCGAAGACCAGGAAAGTTAATACCGTTCTAACCACTAAGCCAAAATCTGGTGGAGCTGAAGAAATTGATACTCTTGCAGGCAATGAAGATTCCGGCGGGGCACATCATCTTTATCAGCATTTAGTTTTAAAGCACGATAAAGTTTTATCTTCTGTTAACCAATCAGCTGGAGCTAGAAAAGTTTGGGCGAGAGCCTCTTCTCATAGATCTATTGGAACTCATGGATATGATCCAAAGACAAAAACCGCATTCCATGCTAAGCCTGACGAAGATGAACACTACAGCACTGATGATGAATACGATAATCTCGTAAAAGATAGAGATACTTCTAAGAGAGATAAAAGAAAATACAAGAAAGAAATTGATGATGTGTTAGCTAATGACATTAGGTATATTGTAATGCATAAGAAAGGTAATTTGAAGGAAGATCTTGAATCATATCTTTCAGAGTTAACACTACCTAAAGGTTACACCAAAGGTCTTACTCCTGCTGAAATAAAAGCAAAGAAGGCTCATATTGAAAGAAATAGTAAACTTTCAGATCGTAATCCAGATGCTTACAAAGATATGCCTGGTGATAAGCGCATCAGAGAAAAAGGCATTCCACAGTCAAAATACACTAAGGCATACCATGCTAAATTTGGTGAAAGTGTAGAAAGTCTTGATGAAGATGCTCTAGCAGACAAAGCTAAAAAATCAGGTATTTCTCTAGGTACACTGAAAAAGGTTTATCGTCGTGGTGTAGCCGCTTGGAATTCAGGTCACCGTCCTGGAACAACACCTCAGCAGTGGGGCATGGCTCGTGTAAACTCATACATCACTAAGGGTAAGACATACCACACATCAGATAAAGATCTTCGTGAAGATGATAATAGACCTATCGCTGTATCCAGAGGTATGACACCACGTAAAAAGAATCAGAATGTCGAGCGTGATTCAACTCCTCAAACCACAAACAATGATTCAGAACATCCTAAAAATCCAGAATCTGATATGAATAAACATCAACAGATCATGAAGAAAATTATTGATGAATTTGAATTTAGTGCTGAAGAATTAGATTTCTTTCTTGAACATGGAGTTGAGTTTGGAGAATTACTAGATGAAGCTGTAAACCCAACAAAACGCCAAACCAAGAAATTAATTTCTAGATGGCATGATAAAGAACAAGGACAGATGTATGGTGATCGCCCATATTCATATCATCCCAAAAAGGTAATGAATATTGGTAAAAGAGTATTTGGATCATCCAGATTTGGACCTGCAACTAAGAAGGTAGCACTTCTACATGACACACTTGAGGATACTCCACATACACCTGAGGATCTAGCAGCAAAAGGTTTCACACCTGAAGTCATTAATGCTGTCAAACTTCTCTCGAAGGATAAGAAATTATCTTATAGAGACAATATTGAACGCATCATTAGAAGCGGCAATAGACATGCGCAGATGGTAAAGTATGCAGATAATATGGCAAACTATACTGGTGATAAATCAGGATGGGATCCAGAAAAGCGTAAAGCATCACAAGCAAAATATATGGATAGTATGAGAAGACTTGGTGCTGTACTTGGTGTAAACCATCATGAAAAGCTTGAAGAAGGTTCAGTGAAACCATCTGATCGTTTAATCGGTACTGATTCTCTTGTCAAAACATACAAGAAAGACACGCCAGGTCAGAACCTAGATGAAGCATTCAATATTGCATTTGCTGCTGGTATTGGGCAGACCTATACTGCTGCTGATTTGGGTATGAAAATGCAAGGTGGTTTCGCATATCATCCATCAGTCCTTGATGAGATTGAAGAAGATGTTGTTGAAGCTGACAAAGCACCAGTAGTTGTTGCTGCACATAAAGATGCTTATGGAAATGTTATTCCAGCTAAAACAGTAATGCGTAAACTAAATCGTAAGATCATCAAGAGTGGAAACGTTCACGATGGTGATACTGACCAACCAATTGGAGAATCTAATAATGGATAAATTAATCGAAGCTATGAAAAGACTACTTGCGGATGTTTCTGCATTCCGCATTAAAGCTCAGTATTATCACTGGAATGTTGAAGGTCCAGATTTCATGCAGTATCATGGTCTATTCTCGGATCTATACACTTCTGCCGATGCAAATATAGATGATATTGCCGAACACATCCGCTCTCTTGGTGCATATGCACCTGGTTCACTAAGTCGTTTCCTTGCACTTACAAGCATTCAAGATGAAACAATTGTACCTGAAGCTTGGGAAATGATCAATCGTATTGCTCAGGACAATCAGAAAGTTCATGCAACTCTAACCATGTGCCATACTTTGGCTTCTGAACTAAACCAGAGAGGAGTTGTTAATTTCCTAGAAGGTTTACTTGACGCTAATGAAAAAGACCAATGGAAACTCAGAGCTACACTTAAACGCTAAGTTTTAATAAATAACTAATAATAAGATTTCTAGGAGAAGAAAATGAAGAATAATAGTTTTTTAACTAGCCTAAGCAAGGATCTCGTAAGAGACGTCCGTGATCTTATGGCTGGTAATTCATCAGTTGAAGAACCACTTGAAGAACTTGGTGAAGCAGCTAAGACATTAACCGCTAAGCAAAAGAAACATATCGACAAGAACAAGAACGGCAAAATTGATGCAGATGATTTTCACCGTCTTCGTAATGAAGGTATTGACCGTGTAGTTATTCATTCACCATATACACCAGACATTCATGGTGGTCTTGCTGAAGTAACTCATCGTGATCTTCGTACTGGTGTTGTTACAGTCATGTTCGAGAATATGTACTACAAGCTCAAGAAGGGTCAGTTCAAGGAACTTCCTGAAGAATTTGAACAGCTTGATGAACTTTCTCGTAAGGCTTTAGCTTCATATATCCCAGCCGCTAGCAAGGATCTAACGACTCATACTATCTCGGCAGCGCGGGGAGTAGAAAGAGATAATTATAATCCGAAGAAGCTAGCCAGAAATCGTAGGGTTGGTATTGAAACTGCTGCAAATAAGCTAGCCAAAGAAGAAGTGGAAGAGCTTGATGAAAAAACCGCTTATCAACCAAAAATGGTAAAGAATCCAATCTCTGGTAAAATGGTTCCAGATGGTTCTTTTATTCCACCAAAAACAATGCCAAAGGATAAGTATAATCCGGTTATTGGTGGTCCAGGATCAAAAGAAAAGAAGAATATGATTTCTGCTTTAAATAAACCAAAAAATAAAAATGAAAAGCCAAATGCTTATTATAAGGAAGAAACTGAAGAGCTTGATGAAGGTAAAATTGATCCAGCAAAATCTGCTTCTGCACTAGTAAATCATTTCGGTGTGTCGGATGAAGTAAAAAGAAATAAAGATGGATCTCACAGATTCTATAGAGGTTTCTTCTATAGATCAGGTTCAACATCTGAGGGTCATGCTAAAAAGGTATCAAATCAGCTAAATGCTTATGGAATTAAGCATGATGTCGTAGATCACGGAACTCAAGACTACAAGCCATTCAAGGGTGGTGCATCAGTTAAAACTCAAAATCATCACTGGGTTGACGTAAAAATTCATCCAGGACAGAAGATTAATTTAGATGAATCAGTAGAACTTGATGAGCTTAACTTTTTAAAGGTGCACAAAGTTCATGTAAACCCACCTAAAGCGTTGACTGGTGGAAAGGTTTATAAAGAAAAACCAGTAGATCCTAAAAAAATGGATGCTGTTGGTAAAAAAATTAGTGATATTCGCAACACAAAAGAAGAAGTAGAAAATCTTGATGAAATCTCTGCTGGCATGGCTCAAAGCTATCTACAAAAGAAGCGTGAAAGAGATTACAATACTAGTTCAGATGGCACGACCCATACACTGAAAAAACCAACAACCCTTAATAGACTTAATAGAGATATAAAGGGAACTGTTCGTGCGCTTAGAACAATTGAAAAAACTAAAAATGAAGAAGTAGAAGTAGAACTTTCACAAGATGAAATTGACAACATCGAAGCAATTCTTTCTGATCTTGAGGAAGGTCGTGGTCGCCCACCAAAGGAAGGTTCAGAAGCTTGGAAGCGTCGTCAGACACAGGCGGCAGAAGATGTTCCAGCTCTTGGAATTCAGCTCCGTAAAGCAGCTTCAATAAATAAGCCTGTAACATTTGCCAATGGTGAATCCAAGCAGATTCACCCTGATCACATCAACCGCTTTAATGATCATATGGATGCTCGCAAAACTTCACAACAAAAAGCAGAGTTCCAGAAGACCGCTAACAAATCACATGCCGACTTCGTCAAAGCAGTTACTGCCGATATTCCACATCGTGCAAAAGACACTGGCGAAATTGTTAAATACGGTAAATAAGACTTTAATTTAGGAGAAGACTAATGGCACTTTGGGGCAATATAGATCAATCAAATAACTCACCAATTTATACACCACTACAGGTGAACCTTTCGGTCACTGCAAATAATGCTAATGCTGTGTTTGGAAACACAACAGTTGGCGCATTTAAGAACAATAACGTAGCTATGAATGAAGCAATCGGTGTATTTGGTATTAGCACTACAGAGGCAGGTAATACGGTTTCTGGTGGTACAAAAGCTGCACATGCTGGCTGGAATATGCGTACAGCATTTACAGGTCCATTAACAAGCATTACTATTGCAGCGCCAGGTAGATTATATTCTAACGCTAATATATACACAATTAGTGCGGGCGATGGTGGTACAAACCAGATAGGTAATGTTGTGACAAACTCATCTGGAAATATAGTTTCATATTCTGTTACTACTGCCGGTCAAAACTTTCAATCTGCAACACCAACTGTTACAATTACAACTTCTACTGGTGTTGGTGGATCAATCACTGCAACTGCTGGTGGCCGTGCAGGGCGTGTTCAACTTGAAACACTTGTTGCAATGGGCTCACTAACTGGTGACAGTGACGGCACAAGTTTCTGATTTGTATAGGGTGGTTGTTAATTCAGCCACCCTATTTTTAAGTAGAATATAATATGAATTTAGATCATGTAAATGAGAATAACTTTTTACTATTTGCAGCAAAATATTATGACAATCCACAATGTCATAACACAGAAGAATTTTATGATGATCTAAAACGGTTTAAGTATATAAAACGATTATTCATTAAGTATCTAGAATATAATGAATTACGCGAGAGATTAATACTGAATCATATTACTATTCTATATAATATATTTGGTGAGACTGCTACGGAATTGTTGTTCTTTAAACTTGACGGGTATCACGAACTATTAAAACCATTTTTAGTTTTATTGAATCGGATGCCCGACAAGATAATCTGTAATGGGACAATGATATATAGCACAGATATAAAAATGAATTCTGGCATTATAGAAGCACTAAGGAAAATTTAATGGCATCTACACAAAAAGTTTGTCCGAAATGTAAAGATCAAACTGATGGTCGTCCAACTCCACATACCGTAAAGGACGGTAAATTGAAATGCGGTCTTTGTGGACATGAAACTTCTAAGAAAACTTATAATACAAAGAAAAGTAAAATGTTGGGTGATATGATTAACAAATTTAATGAAGCAAAAGATTCTAGAGAATACGGATACGAAGGTGAGATGGCAATGTCTCAACTCAAAGGTATTATCATGCACGCAAAGCAGTTACATGATATGCTAGAACCTGATACAGATTTACCTGAATGGGTACAGTCCAAGATTACTCTTGCGTATGACTATATCCAGACTGCAGCCGATTATATGTCTACTGAGTTGGATGAAGATATGGCAGTTCCAACTAACAATGCCGGTGGTGGTAAGATTGCTGGTATGGGTGTAGGTTCTCAAGGTGAACCAGGTGTGTCCAAGAAAAGAAATCCAATTCTACAACCAACAGGTCGCCGTAAATCACTCACTGATTTTATCAGAGGTAACTGATGTTTGGTTTAGCACTTCGTTTACTTGGTATTGGTAAACTCATTAAACAACTTATTTTCCAAAATTGGAAAGTGTTTATTGGTATAGCCCTTATATTTGGTGCCTATTATTATGTCAACCATGTAAAAGACGTTGCATATAAAGAAGGTCAACAACAAGTACTTGCTGATTTAAAAGCCAAAACAGATGAAGAGAATAAACAAAATAGAGCATTTGAACAAAAACTTCAGACTATTGTAGATACATTTGGTCAAAAAGCAGTACTTGAAGCTTCAAAACGAATTGAAAAAGAAACCATTCAGACTAATACCATTCAGACATTAGTCAAAGAGAAACCAATCTATACTGAATGTAAAGTTGATCAATCAGTTACTGATGCTCGTAATGCAATTAGAGAATTAGGACCAACACCATGAAAAAGTTAATCTTGCCATTTCTTTTATTATTGAGTGCATGCGGTCATGATGATGTTCATGTAGTCCCAGGTGTTAAGCCTGTAGTAATTCCAGCACTTCCTGCTAACCTTTCCGTTAAAGCAAATAAACTCTCACCAATTACTGATAATACTATGGGCGGAAGAGAAGTAATTGGTGCCGCTGATGATCAAGCTTATAATGCAATAGCACATCAACTCAACAAAGTAATTGATCTATATGATTGTGTCCGAAACTCTATAAATAACAAAAAAACTACAGAGAGTTGCACAAAATGAAAACATTAACTGACTTTATTAGAGAATCTGAAGATCAGGTATTACCTCCTGAGGAGACTAAGAAGTCATTACTAGCTTTAATTTCATCAAACTTCTTTCGATTTGCAAATTCAGAAAAAACAGATACACGTTCTTTATTAATGCTTATTGCAGCTTTAGGTATTCTGAGCGCAGGTGACGACCTTCAATCCTTGAATATCGCCCGAAGATTAGCAACAGGTGCTTTATCTCGCGGTAATCTAAAACAAAAATAAGCGAGGACTTATGAGCATTACAAAAGAAATCATGAGTGACATTAACGGAAATCTTTCATCCAAACGACTGGTTACAATTATTTCATTAGCACTTATTTCTGCAGGCTATATAGCCAATCTTGTTTATGGTAAAGTTGTAGACGAAAACATGTTCAATTCAATTATGTACATAGTGATTGCTGGGTTAGGCTTTACCGGCGCTGAACAATTTGCACCAGCGAGATCACAATGACTATAACAGGCAACGAATTACGAAAAATCGAAGAGAATGTTTCTTCACTTCAAAGAGACATGGCTCAGGTTGGTCAACTAGTAGATAGGTTAGATGTTACTATTGAAAAATTAACTGAAGTTTCAACCACAGTATCACAGCTTCTTGCGGTTCAGGCAAACAGACTCGAAGTTCAAGAAAAAACAGCGGATAAAATCCAAGATTTAATTGAGCAGAGAAGAATGGAAACCGACAAGTCAATCAAGGAACTCTATGACCGTATTGACGGTGTGGAGGTAGATCTTCAAAAAGAAATGAAAGATCATCAAGAAAAAATAATTAAAAAACTTGAAGAATTAAAAACTGAAGGTGCTACTCAACATAGTCAAATTGGTGAACGTATGTCTAAACTTGAAAAGTGGATGTGGGTTTTAACAGGTGGCGGTATGGTCCTGGGCTTTTTAGCAGATAAAGTGAATTTAGTTTCACTATTTCATAATTAATTGATTTACATTTTTTCCTAACTGTATATAATGACTATAAGGTCAATAGTTGTATATGAATGGAAACTAATGAATTGGATTGATTTGAAATACGTAAATATGTTGTCAATCAGACTTGAACGGTTCAAAAAGGTTCAAGACAGATTCAATATGAGATGTCCCATCTGTGGTGACTCCAAAAAGAGTAAGTCTAAAACCAGAGGTTGGATTCTACCACACGGAAACAAGACTAGGTACTATTGTCATAACTGTAATATAAGCTTAAGCCTATCTGATTTTATCAAATCGGTAGACCAGACATTGTACTTTGAGTACATCAAAGATATAATGCTCGAAAAGTCTGGTGAAGCTTCGCTTACACCTGCTCAAGAACTTGCTAATCAAATGAAGAAACCTGTGTTCGTCAAGAATACGGGTCTGTCTGCGTTGAAGAAAATATCTGCACTGGATCCTAGTCATCCCGCTAAACAGTATGTGATGGATAGAATGATTCCATCTGAGGTTCATTACAAACTATTCTATGCGCCAAAGTTTAAAAAGTGGGTGAATAATATCCTGCCAGGTAAGTTTGAAACACTCGAGTATGATGAACCCAGATTGATCATTCCATTCTTGGATGAGAAAAAGAACTTCTTTGGCTTTCAGGGTCGATCATTTAGACCAAAGAGTGATCTTAAGTACATCACCATTCTATTAGATGAAAGTAAACCCAAGGTCTTTGGATTGGATACTGTTGATCCGACTTCGACAATATATGCATTCGAAGGTCCTGTGGACTCATTATTTATTCCCAATGCAATTGCATCTGCAGGCGGGCGAATAGACTCAATTTTAGAGTTGACAAATTTACCAAAACATAATATAGTGGTTGTGTATGATAATGAACCGAGAAGTAAGGAAACGGTTCAGAAAATGGAAGCCGCTATTGCAGACGGATATGCCGTATGTTTTTGGCCTGAGCTAGATTATAAAGATGTAAATGATATGGTTAAAGACGGTGGCTTCTCACAAGAATATATAAAGCATATGATTGATTCTAATACTTATATTGGACTCAAGGCTCAACTTCAATTAGCTATATGGAAGAAAGTTTAATGTGGAAACGGATTTTATGTAGATTTGGATGGCATTCTTGGACTCCTTGGGATACTCCAAGATTACTCGAAAACGGAACTGGTCTTCAGTACCGAAAGTGTACAATTTGTAATCTCCAGAAGAAACACATTATATGATGACATTTCGTGAACGCCTGCTTTTTCTTGAAAAGTTAAAAGTAAAGAATCATGCCGGTGGCACTTACATGTGCGCCAATGTGTCTACCAAAACACAGAAAGATCTGTCAGCCTGGGTTGCCACACATAACATTCCCAATGCGGCAGATCCAAAGCAATATCACACTACTATCATTTATAGTCGCAAGGGTGTCCCTGATGTTAAGGACTATAACCTTGATCTTCCGCTTACAGGGAAGATAACCAAGTGGGACATTTTCAAGAATAGTGACAAGAACTGTCTTGTAGCTTTGGTGGACTGCCCAGAGCTTGTAGAACATCATAAAAACATTCGAGCACAGTTTGGTGCTACACATGACTATCCTGACTTCAAGCCTCATATTACCATCAGTTATGATTATGGTAATACCGACGTGCCTGAAGATCTACCGTCGGTTCCTATTGTTTTTACCAAGACACACATTGAGCCACTCGACACTGAGTTTACACCAGCAAAGGTAGACTGATATGAAAGTTATTGTTGCCGGCAACCGATATAAAGATCCAGAACAAAAACTAATCTTTGATGATTATGAACTTGTTCTAAAAGCTGTCAACTCATGTGGTTTCTTTATAACTGAACTTGTAAGTGGTACGGCAATAGGTGTAGATCAACTTGGCGAACAATGGGCTACAACCAGAAGTATTCCTGTTACTCGAATGCCCGCGGACTGGAATCAATATGGAAAGAGAGCTGGACCAGCTCGAAATAAAGCCATGGCACAGTATGCCGATGCGGCGGTAATTGTCTGGGATGGTAAATCAGACGGAACCAGAAATATGATTGACGAGATGATCCGACATAAAAAGCCATATCATCTACAACTTACATTATCAAATTTGGAGTCATTTTATGAGTGAAGTAAATCTAATTGGTCTTACAGTACCAAATTACAAATACACTAAGTGTGACACACCTGAAGAATTAGTAGCTTGGTGTGCTCGAGTATCCAATCCGTCAAATCAGAATAATACGGAAACAGCACCAAGGTTGCTGAAGTATCTAATTCGGAATCAGCATTGGTCTCCGCTTGAAATGGTCAACATTCAGCTTGAAATCAAGACAACTAGAGACATTGCTCGCCAGATTCTTAGACATAGGTCATTCTCTTTTCAAGAGTTCAGTCAGCGATATGCAGATCCAACTAAGGATCTAGGCTTTGTTACTCGTGAAGCAAGACTTCAGGATGCCAAGAATCGTCAGGCTTCCATTGAAGTAGATGATACTGCGCTTTCTAATTCTTGGTATCATTATCAGAAGAAAGTAATTGCTGCAAGCCAGGAAGCATTTAATTGGGCTATCAAGAATGGTATTGCCAAGGAACAAGCTCGTGCCGTTCTTCCTGAGGGTCTGACTGAATCGGTAATGATTATGTCAGGTTCACTTCGTTCTTGGGTTCACTATTGCCAACTTCGTATGGATATTGCCACACAGAAAGAACATCGTATTGTTGCTGAACAGTGCTGGGCTATTATCTGTAAGGAATTTCCTTCTATTATTGAGGCTATGACCAATGAATGATGAATATGACTGGGGTTGTGAATACTGTCGGAATGATGGCAGACTAAATGAGAACAATTGTTGCCCAATCTGTGATGCAGAATTTCAGGATCCTGAAGATGAATATTAATCAAGATTTTAGAATCGAACATTCTTGTTCTGTATGTGGCGGCACATTTAACAGTTACGAAGAATCTCAAGTTCATTCTTGTACAAGTTATTTGAAGAAAATGATTAATGCATTAGATGCAAGACTAAAAATTGTAGAGAGAGGTATCTCAGAAAATAGACCTATTGACTAAAATAAATAATGCTGTCATCCAATAATACTAAAAGGACATCGCATGACACCTATTCAACTAGCCGAAACATATAATCAAATCGGTAACAATTCAGGAAAGACCGTAGCATTAATCAATGCATTACCAAATGAAAAATGCGCGGTGCTTAGTTCTAGTCATGCAGCAAATGATAACATCAAACTTAAATTGAAAGAACTTCGACCAGAGTATAATCTTGATAATGTGGAATGGTTAGTTTATTCTCCAAATTCTGGCTGGAGAGATAAAACTCTCTTTAGAGATATGCATGTATTTTTGGATAATGTTTTGCTTGATGAAATGAGCATCAATCAAGTCAAGGCAATCAATGATGTCTATGGTAAAGAAAAGAGTTGACATTTTTATTTCAGTGATATAAGATGAACTTAATTGAAAGGATATATAATGAACCTTGCCGCTAAGTTTTACCACAAACTATACAAATCAAATTTCTTTCTAAAGCCTACTCATACTCAAAGAGAATTTGAACAGGCATTGAAAGAATTTCTAGAAGAATATGAGAAGGATAAAAATAAGACATGATCAACGTTGTTAAGCGAAATGGCAGTAAAGAACTACTTAATATTGATAAGATCCACAGAGTAATTGAATGGGCATGTGAAGGTCTTACTGGTGTTTCGGTTAGTGAAGTTGAACTTGCATCTCATATCCAATTCTATAATAATATCAAGTCTTCAGATATTCATGAAACTTTGATTAAAGCGGCTTCAGATCTAATTACTGCTGATAATCCTAACTATCAATACGTAGCTGGTAGACTAATAAACTACCAGCTACGTAAAGAAGTCTATGGACAATATGAACCATATAATCTTTGGCTTCATTACAATAATATTTTAAATAGTGGTTATTATGATTCAGAGTTAATGAATCAATATTCTAGAAGTGAGTGGTCAGAACTTGATGATTATATTGACCATGAACGAGACAATAAACTTGCTTATGCCGCTATGGAACAGTTCCGTGGCAAGTATCTAGTAAAGAATAGAGTCACCGGTCAGATTTATGAGACCCCTCAGATGGCTTTCATGTTGATTGCCATGTCATTATTCCAAAATTACAAAACCGACCGAATCAAGTGGGTAAAGGAACTTTACGATGCAATCAGTACTTTTGACATTAGTTTGCCTACTCCGATTATGGCTGGAGTTAGGACCCCTCGCCGACAGTTCAGTTCTTGTGTACTCATTGAAACGGATGACTCACTTGACTCGATCAGCGCAACATCTTCGGCTATCGTAAAATATGTCTCGAACAAAGCTGGAATCGGAATTGGCGGCGGTCGTATCCGTGCTCTCGGGGCTCCTATTCGCAACGGTGATGCTGTTCATACTGGTGTTATTCCTTTTTGGAAGCATTTTCAGACGGCTGTTAAGAGCTGTAGTCAAGGTGGTGTCCGCGGCGGTGCAGCTACCATGCACTATCCTTTCTGGCATTTGGAAATAGAAGATCTACTTGTCCTAAAGAATAATAAAGGTACCGAAGACAACCGTATTCGTCATTTGGACTATTCAGTCCAGTTTAATAAGGTAATGTATGAACGACTTCTTTCTGGAGGTAATATCACCCTCTTCTCGCCTCATGATTGCCCGGATCTCTACGAAGCATTCTTTCGAGACATTGATGAATTCCGTACACTCTATGAGAAGTATGAAAAGTCCAAGATTAGAAAAAGATCGGTCCCCGCCATTGATCTCTTTAGTTCATTCATCACCGAACGAAAAGACACCGGACGGATCTACTTCCAAAACGTAGACCATTGTAACGACCACGGATCATTTGACAAGCGAAGAGCACTTATTAAAATGAGCAATCTCTGCCAGGAGATTACACTTCCGACTAAACCACTACAGGATATTAACGATGAACAAGGTGAAATTAGCCTTTGCACTTTGGCAGCAATTAATTGGGGAAAGATTAGAAAGCCAGCTGACTTCGAAAAGCCATGCACGCTTGCAGTACGTGCTTTGGATGCCTTACTTGATTATCAGGACTATCCTGTTCGAGCCGCTGCTATTAGTACTAGCAACCGTCGCCCTCTGGGTATTGGTATCATTAATTTTGCTTATTGGCTGGCTCGTAATGACAGCAATTATTCTAATCCAAAGCTTGATCTTGTCCATGAGTATGCTGAAGCATGGAGTTATTATCTTATCAAAGCCTCGGTCGACTTGGCAGAAGAAGTAGATCCGTGTCCTAAGCATGTAGATACACTGTATTCGGGTGGTATTATGCCGATCGACACATACAAGAAGGAAGTCGATGAGCTGGTTGCACCTGTCTATAAGATGGATTGGGATAGCCTTGCTCTTAGGGCCAGTAGTGTTGGTATTCGTAACTCAACTCTCATGGCTCTTATGCCCGCTGAAACATCTGCACAGATTAGCAACTCGACAAATGGTATCGAACCTCCTCGGGCTCTTGTTTCTATTAAGCAGTCCAAGGATGGTGTGCTGAAGCAGGTAGTACCAGGCATCAATAATCGTAATGTCAAGTATGAACTTCTTTGGGATCAGCCAAGCCCTGAAGGTTATATCAAGATCATGGCTGTACTTCAGAAGTTTATTGACCAATCTATTTCAACTAACACTTCATATAATCCCAAGTTTTATGAAGATGGTAAAATTCCTATGTCAGTCATGCTACAACATCTGCTCATGATGTATAAGTATGGTATCAAAACTGGATACTATTTTAACACTAATGATGGTGCTGGTGAAATTGAATTGGAAGATCTAGCACAGGGTGAAACTGATGATGAGGATTGCGAGTCATGCAAGATTTGATTGGTTATATAACTATCAATAATGATATGTGGGACGATTGTGGTAAAGTATATAAAGTCCTAAGCTATTTTAAAAACGGTGAGTCTACAGGTATTAGACTTGAACTAGAACATGAAGATGGTAAGCTTGAGACAAGAGTAGTACCGGAAGAATATATAGAATGGATTTCAGACGGAGATACTAATGTCAGTTTTTAATACAACTACAAATAAGAATCATCTAGAACGAACAATCTTTTTTGACGAGCCAGTTGATATTGCTCGTTACGATAAAGTAAAATATCCAGCATTTGAAAAACTAACAGAGAAACAACTTGGCTTCTTTTGGAGACCTAATGAAGTAGAGCTCACAAAAGACTCCAAAGATTTTAAGGCATTAACCGATAATGAGAAACACATTTTCACAAGCAATCTTAAGAGGCAAATTCTTCTTGATTCGGTACAAGGTAGAGCTCCATCTCTGGCTTTTCTCCCTATTTGTTCGCTTCCTGAGGTGGAAACCTGGATCCAGACTTGGGCGTTTTACGAGACGATTCATTCCCGTTCTTACACTCATATCATTCGCAACGTTTATCCTGACCCTTCCAGAGTCTTTGATGAAATATTGGAAGTCCAAGAAATCGTAGACTGTGCTGGCAGCATCAGTAAGTACTACGATTATCTTATTCAATGCAACGATATGTATGGTATTAATGGAAAGAATCAATATGAACACAAGCGAGCACTCTGGCTATGCCTTAACGCAGTTAATGCGCTCGAAGGCGTCCGATTCTATGTTTCTTTCGCGTGCTCTTGGGCATTCGCGGAAGTCAAAAAGATGGAGGGCAACGCGAAAATTATCAAACTCATTGCCCGCGATGAGAATGTTCATTTGGCCTCAACTCAGCAGCTCCTCAAACTTCTACCGAAAGAAGATGCAGACTTTGCACGCATACAAGAAGAGACGAAAGATGCATGCATACGTCTATTTACCGAAGTCGTCGAGCAAGAAAAGGCTTGGGCACGTTATCTATTCAAGGATGGTTCAATTCTAGGTCTGAATGAAGCTTTGCTGTGTGAATATATAGAACACATTGCTTCCAAGAGACTAAATGCTATCGGTCTTGGCGGTAAGCCTACAGCAAATCCACTACCATGGACACAAAAATGGATTGCAGGCTCAGACGTTCAGGTAGCACCTCAAGAAACAGAGATTTCATCATATACTATCGGTGAAGTCAAGCAAGATATCGACGAGAATTCATTCAAAGGATTCTCACTATGATGTTACAATTAAATCCGGCAATTCCAGTTATTACACCAAAAGGTAATGCAATGGCTCATGTTCTTATTGATTATGGAATTGAAGCCGATTTAGTTTGGATTTGTTTTGAAGCTAATGGTGAGTGTTGGTCATGGAGCAATAAAGACATAAGGGCTCAAACAAATATAACAATAGGAAGAACTAAATGAATTGGATTACTTGCACCGAATGCGAAGAAGAGTTTAGAGTAATTTCAGACGGAATTGAACCAGTAACATATTGCCCATTCTGTTCGGCGGATGTTGTTGATTCTGACATTGAAGAAATGGAAGAACCGGATGAATAAATAAATCTTTTAGTCAAATGAAAGATTTATTAAATGTGGCTTTATGAAGGTAAAGAATTTGAATATTCAGATGAATGGTATGGTTTCATTTATCTAATTGAGAATTTAAAGAACGGACGAAAGTATATCGGCCGTAAATTCCTAACTAAAGCTGCATATAAAACAGTTAAAGGTAAACGGAAGAAGATCCGTAAAGAGTCTGATTGGGCTGATTATTACGGATCTTCTCCTGCACTATTGGCTGATGTTGAAGTATATGGTAAAGAACAGTTTAAACGTACTATTTTAAGATTATGTAAATCTCGAGGTGAATGCAATTATTTTGAAACCAAAGAGATCTTTGACAGGGATGCTGTACTAGACGGAACTTACTACAACTCTTGGGTTGCATGTAAGGTTCAAGCTAGTCACGTCAAATCATTGCATTTTAATAAT